ATAGACCTTGCTGGATATATAATAGGTGATGGAAGGCGATACTACTTAAAGAACCACAATGGCAGTACTCAGGAAATACTTCAGAGTCAGGTTGGCACAGATAGATCATACCAAGTAAAGAATACTGCTTGGGAATCGTTTCTAATAGACCAGCAGTGGATAAGAAGGGATAAGGACACATCTCCTGGTGGTGGAAGATATTACACACAACGAGAGGGAGATCTTCCAGCAAGATGGCTACCGAGATTCATGAGTGTTGGTGAAAGTTTCACGGTTCCACTGGATGTCCAATTTTACAACTTATCTAATTGCTCTAAGTCTGCCCCTAACAGTGGTAATGTCATAGACACACGAAAGCTAGTAAAACACTACCAAAAGTGGACTTCGCGACACGGGATACCAGTTGATGATGTTGTAGAAGTACAATGGATAAACGGTGGCGAAACATATTTCTATGGAAATAAATATGGCCTTGTTGGGTGGGAGAGGACACACCAAGATCCAAATTCTCCACAGTGGACAGCTATATCTGAACTAGTAGATGGTGGGAACAATACAAGAATGAGTGGTTGTTATAGTTAATATATACCACTAATATAGACAAAAACTGTAATTATTGACAAAAACTTGACATAGCTAATTTTTCGTGTTACACTATGTAGTGTAACTTATGAGCGACCTTAGATCGCCATTGGGTATATAACCCGGTGGCGATTTTTTATTGTCTGGAGTAAAGAGAGTATATAATGCCATATACAGTAAAGAAAAACGAGAAGGGAGAATTCTGCGTCTATAAAAAAGACGAGGATGGTGAGGCAACCGGGGAATCTCTGGGGTGTCATGAGTCTAAAGAAAAGGCATCAGCACAAATAGGTGCAATAGAAAGCGAAGAAAAGCCAACAAAAAAGAGTGGTGAACCAAATACAGAAAAAGGACAAAGCCTAGACCAATTACGTTGGAAAATAGTTGGCGCATGGGAAGATTTGTACGAATACAGTATGTGGGTCAGCGAAGTGTTCCATGAGGATGGCTATATAATTGTCAACGACTCCCGTGGAAAAACAAATTACAAGGTGCCATATACGGAATCAGATGAGTCCGTAGAGTTTGCCCCCAGAAATGAATGGATAGAAGTAAAATTAAATGCAGATTGGGTGGAGAAATTTGCTTCATTAAAAAACAGAATGAATTATAAAGATTTTACTATAAGCGAAGAAGATGTCACTTTTGAAATTGATCCTAAATACGCGGTTAAGTCACTGGGCGAAAACAGATTGGGGGCATATGGCATATTGTGGGGTGACGAAGACAATAAGGATCTCCATAAAGAATGGTTTGATCAAGAAACGCGGGATATTAAATCAATCTTTTCCGCTATGGGAAAATTACCACTGATTGTTCATCACGCAGCAGATGAGGACGTTAAATCATTTGTTTATGGTGAGGTCGATGTATTAGAAGAAGATGATACCGGACTGTGGTGGGAAGCCAAAATAAAAGAATTTGAAACATACCGAAAATACGTACAACCATTGCTTGATCGTAGAGCGATGTTTAGTAGTTCTGGCACACTGCCAGCGGCAAAGAGGGTAGAAAAGTCTGGTCGTATAACTAGATGGCCCGTTGCCGAGATGACTACCACGTGGATTCCAGCAGAATGGAGAATGCTGGAACGACCAGTTGATGAGATCAAGGCCGCATACAAGGCTATTGATTTAAATTATGATTTTACTGATGTAGAAGATGAAGATAATGATGCCATTGGCGCTGCGAAAGCGCGGTTGAGTTTGATTGCTGATTCATACCTCAGAGAAATTGAACTTATCGAAGAAACACTTTAACTTATCAATTTTATTGGAGAAAATAAACAATGGACATCAAAACATTACTTGAAAAAGCCCGTTCATTGGTTTCTGAAATGCAGGCTCTTGCTGAAGAAGGCAAGACAGAAGAGTATACTGCCAAGCAAGCTGAATACAGCGCTATCAAAGCAAAGTTGGACGCGGCACAAGCTCTCGCTGCTGCAAATGCTGATTTGGATGCGGTAACGGTGCCACAAGCACCTGCTGCCGAACCACAAAAAGCAACTCGTCCTCCATTCGATGTGGACCACGACGAGGATAATGAACCAAAACGGGAACCAGAAAAGCAAGATAGCTTTTCTAAAGGCACATATGTTTTGAAGTATGGCGATCTTCCAAGCGCACAACAAGCTGTTCTTAAAGATTTGTACGGTGGCGAGTATCTTGCTGACCGTGCGGGTCAAATGAATGCCTTTGTTAAATACCTGCGTCATGGCGAAAATAGATTAAGTCTTAATGAGCAAAAATCATTAAAGACAATCATTCTTCGTCCCGAAGATCTGATTGCAGAACTACAGAAAAGCATTTCTGTAAGCGAGATCAAAGCTACGCTTCAAGAACATGTTGCAGACCTGGGCGGATATACTGTCCCAGAAGACTTTCATGCCGAAATCATAAAGCGAATGATGGGTATTACGATTGTACGTGGTAGAGCACGACAAGTTCGCACTATCCGTGATGCAGCCGAATGGCCTAAGCTGGAAGGTGGAAATAGCCAATACACCTCTGCTGTGCGCGTTACTTGGGTGGACGAAGTTCCAACCAATGCTAGTGGCGCAATCACTAACCCAACCTGGGGTATGTACAGAATTCCTGTTCATACAGTAATGGCTAGAACAGACCTTAGCCGTAACTTAGTTGAAGACTCAGCATTCAATCTGCTAAATGTTGTTGCAGAACTGTTTGCTGAAGCTATGGCAATTGATGAGGATGAGAAATTCTTAAAGGGCGTTGGCGGAGGATCACCGAAGGGTGTTCTTGGCAATCGCTCTGGCGCAGAAGCTACTCCAGAAGATGGAATAGAGGCAGTTAATTCTGGCGCTGCTGCAAACCTTACCGCAGATGGATTGATCGACCTTGCCTATGGCCTACATTCACAATATCGCGGCAACGCCATTTTTGCTGGTGCGCGTCTAACACATCGTGACGTTCGCAAGCTAAAAGATGGATTTGGCGATTATCTATGGCAACGCGGAATTGCTGCTGGCGAACCTGCCACACTTCTTGGATATCCATTCCTTGAAAGTGAATCAATTCCTTCTGTTGCAGCCAACTCATATCCTGTAATCTTTGGAGATTTCAGGGGCTATATGATTGTTGACCGTGTTGGAATGAGCGTTGAACGTGCTGAAGATACTACAACTAAGGGTACAAACACTGTTGCGCTATTTGCGCGACGCAGACTTGGTGGTCAGGTTATTGAACCTTGGCGTTTCCAAGCACAAAAGGTGAGTGCATAATGTTGAAAGGACTTGACACATCAGCAGTAAAATATATTAACGCTCTGGTTCCGGCAGCAATCTCTGCCGCAGGGACTACGACAGCAGTTGACTTGAGCGACTTTACTTTCGGAACTGTACTTGGTACGGCTGGCAGCACTGGTGCTGCGGCCATTACTGTAAACGTACAGCGTTGTGGAACGTCAAATGGTACGTTCGCAAGCATTGGGGCTAGTATGGTTCTCAATGTTAAAGACAAGACCAAAGTTCGCTCATTTGCAGCTAACAGTAGTGCGGTATGGTATAAATTAGCCTATACAGCTTTGGGTGGTGGTAGCCCAATTGTTGCACTATATCTTATTGGACAAGGGACTCGTAAAGCACCTATTAATCAGGACAGCAATACGACCTCATACAGCGTTATTTCAAACGCTTAGATATAATAGTGGGGGAGTAATCCCCCACTATAGAATCTAAAAAGGGAGAAATAATGACTTATAATTCAAAAGTAGTACATGAACAAGGCGGATCTGTACTTCGCATTGATTCTGGTGGATCATTTAATTTTCAATCTGGCGCAAATCTAGATGTAAATGCCGGAGCGAAAGTTAATGTGGTTGCCGGAGGATCTTTGGCTATTGATGGTGGCGGAGTTTTAACCATTGGTAGTGCCCAAATTATGTGGGCAGCAAGCACAACAGGCCCAGCAGGTGGCCCAGTAAATGCTCTCCCTGGTTCCATATTCATTCGCAGTGACGGCAGTGTTACAGGACTGTACCTCAATGTTGGCGTAAATGGCGCTGGTAGCGTGTGGGCCTCTGCCTGTATAAATAGGCCTTAGTTTTATTGGTATTGGCTTGTATGGGCATGGTACTTAACTGTGCCATGCCCATTTTTTTTGTGTGGCCCATTTTCAAAAGTATCTATGACTATGAAAAGAGATGATCTATTCAGCATCCGATGCATGGATACATGACTCAATTGAATAATCTTAATTAACTATGAGGGAGAAAAAATGAGGGTAGGTGTTTTAACATCATTTACAGGGGCAGACCAGGCGTATAGCCTGGTTAATGTCGTTCGAGTCCAGATAGATTCTTTAAAACAAGGTGGCTATTTACCTGTCCTGTACGCAGCTACGGAACTAAAAGAGTGGCCTGGTGTAGAAGTGCGTCGAATAGCGCCAAATAATGCAAACGCTGACAAAATCTATAAAGGCATGTTAGATCAATTCAATGATGTATCTGTAGTTCTTTGTCACGATATCGTATTTCTAAGCCAGCACAAAGAATGGGCTGAGGCTCTTAGAAAATTCGTAGGTGAACGAAGTGATATCACCTGGCTACACTGGCAACATTCAAGAGGCGGCCACAGTCCAATTGAACCAATCCCGAATTCACATTTCTGCTATCCAAACAAAGGGGACTTGCCGCATGTAGCGGAAATCAACAGCACCGATCTCGAACACGTTCACTACGTCCCGCATCCATTGGATTATGAATATCTTGGATGGGGAGAGCTTGCCATACGGATTGCCGATGACTATGACTTCTACAATGTAGACGTAGCCATGTTATTGCCGACAAGATTAGATGAGCAAAAGCAGGTTGATAAAGTCATTCGTTTATTTGCCGGTTTAAAGAGGGCCGGGGCGTCCGTCTGTTTATTGATCGCTGATGCTTATGCAACTGGAGAAAGGTTCGTTCGTTACAAAGAAAAGTGCCAAAAAATAGCGACAGAAGAAGGGCTAACCAAGCGAGAGTTTGCTTTCCTGGGTGATGAATACAACCAGTGCCATTATTCTACGCCAAGAGAAACCGTCAAAGCTCTCCTTGAAATGAGCAATCTATTTGTTCAGGCAAGCAACGCTGAAACTTCAAGTCTGGTTGTTATGGAAGCCGCGTTAGCCGGTGCCTTATGTATCATCAATGCTGATTTTCCGCCAATACATCATCTATATGGTTCAGCTCTTACGTTACCTTTCGGATCAATATTTGAAGATACAAAATATTATCGACATATTACACAAGCAGATGGTGAAATTGTCCGGGTCGAAGATCCGCAAAGGTTCTGGGATGATGAGGCAAGAAATACTGTGCTGCCAGTCCTTAATGGCCAATCTTCATTGAAGCTCAAGCGCCAGCAATTACGAGATAGATGGCCAAGTAGGGTATTTAACGAATATATGGAACCTTTGATTAAAAAGGCTGGCCATGAACATTTGCGGCCAACAGGCGATAAAGATGTGACGGCTATCGTTACTACCTTAGACAATTTACCATTACTCAAACGCCAGATACCTGCACTTATGTTAGAAGTTGGCAGGATTATTGTCGTTGATAATGGTTGCCAGGATGGATCGAGTGAATGGCTGGACACCGTTCAGGGTATTGAAGTTGTTCACAGAGAAAACCTTGGTGCTGGGCCAGGGCGCAATGCCGGACTAGATTTATGGATGTCGGGTGAATATGTTAGCGAATATGTCATGATGCTTGACGGAGGCATTCTACCACCGTTGGGGGGTGTTGCCGCTATGCGAGACTATTTAATTAGGCATCCAGATGTCGATGTCATTTCACCAGAGGTAGCCAGTTGTTTTACAACGGATGAAAGTAATGCCAGTCTCACCATTGAAAACATCCCGGATGATTGTACCTTTGTTCAACGTTGCCTTTCTGGAACTGCCTATTGTTTAACAAGGTCAAGGGCGTGGGATGGTTTACGGCATAGTGAGGTTGGCCCGTTTGCAAAACCAGGGTGGGGCGCAGACGATAATGAAATGTCTTATCGGTGGAATGATGCTGGCATCTTACATCATGACTGGACTATAAAAGCCGGTTATCAACTTTATCGTCGTGCCAGTGGAAGTTTTGCCAGATTGTATAAAGAAACGGGCATTTGGCCAAACCAGTACGGCAGCGTTTACGAGCAGCGTAATTGTAAATTGTTTCAAGATTATCCCGGCTACCATCGTCCACTGATGTTTCAATGGCCGGGAGAAATAGAAAAATCATATATTTTAGAGGGTCTTGAATATCCAGAGTTGGCACAAAAGATTAAAGATATCCATGACGGACATAAGAAAGAGCCATATGAAATCATAGTTATGACGACTGGATCGGGTTACAGTCTATCAGACAAAACGCTAGACTGGATACAGACCCATCGTTATCGTTGGCATTGGGGCAATGTTGTCATAGCTACAGATGGCGAGATTATTCACAAGAATGGGGAAAATAGCAACTTATGGACTGGCGACTTCTTAGTTGATACAGAACCAAGAGGTGAGCCGGTAAGGGTGTTAGAGTATGAATCAGTATGATCCATTACGTTCTTACATGCACAATTGGTTTCTTGGCGTTCATGTTAAGCAGTTTTTCATCGAGTTTCTGGCCTGGGAAAAGTTCTTTCTCAGATGTGGGCCGCTAAAACGCATTGTTGAATTAGGGGCAGGACAGGGTGGGTTCTCATTCTATCTATTCCTACATGCTATCAGGCGCAAAGCTACATTTGATACCTGGGACATTGCTCCCATTCATGTAGAGAACACACATTGGGGAAAGGAGTTTGGTTTTAGTGATTGTTGTCATCAAGGCAATCTCATTAAAGACGATCAAGTTATAGAAGAGATTCGCAACCTGGTTTCACTTCCCGGAAAAACGTTATTGTTCTGTGATAACGGCCACAAGATAACGGAAGTAAATCTCTATGTTCCAAGTTTAAAGCCGGGTGATTACCTTGCTGTTCACGATTGGGAACACGAAATATTCCCGAAAAACTTAGAGGAGCTGCCTTTAAAAGAATACGAGATCGAACACATTGAAGAGCTAGGATGCTGGACAAGATTCTTTGAGGTAGTAGATGACTAGAATCATATTTTGCTTGACTACTGGACGTAGTGGGACGATGTATCTATCGCATGTTCTCAACTCTATTCCAGGTATAGAGGCAAGACATGAACCGCCACCAAATTTTCATACCTATCAAACACTACCATTTGATGAGAAATGTAAATGGATAGAAGAGGAAAAGATACCTGAAATCGAAAGAATTACTTGGCAGGGCGATGTATACATAGAGACAAGTAATTTATTTAATCAGGGATGGGTAGAACCTTTGCTTCATCTAGGTATTCCATTTGATGTTATTTGGTTAAAGAGAGCGACGGAGGATGTTGCCATTTCTTTTTGGAGAAAAACCGTTATCCCAGGTAGAACACATCTTGGCTGGCATATGCGACCAGATCATGAATCAAATGTCCTTAGAGCAAGGGAGTGGGCGCATTGGACGGATTATACTTGCTGTCTTTGGTTGACAATGGAGAAAGAAGCCAGGAACGAAAAATATGCACCAATGATAGCAGCAGCAGGTGGACAGGTTGTTGAGACATCAACTGGTGAAATAGTATCTGAAACTGGTTTTATGAAGCTAATTGCAGAATTGAATCTACCTTTGCCAGATGCGGCGTATCATGAAATCAAGAACGAACATCTTAATGCAACACGGGCCGATCTTTCTGGTTACTGGCCTCCTGATGGTTTAGGGAAGCAAAAGGATATTATTCTTAATAGCATTTCCAGGGGAAAATGAAATGGCTACATTCACTGTTATGGATATAGAAGAGAGGGCAGCAAATACAGAACACGCTTCTGGACGAGTAACCATCCCGGCAAACCTAGTTGATACAAATATCGAGTTTACTCTTGACTTCGATCTCGTTAACGAGCCATCTACGACTGAATTCGAATTCGCTATCCAGTGGCGGCCTAATGCCGCTACTGCTTGGAGACCGTACATATCTACAACTTGGCGTGGACTAGATGGAAATATCCCACCAAAGTCGGTGGGAAAAGTAAAAAGTTCTGTTGAAGCGATTTTGAAAGGCTCTCACGCCCGGTCGGTTATTTCTTTCATTTCTCTGAATGACGATCCTAAAACCTTTGGCGTAACGGCGAATACATTCTAATGGCACTTACAAGAGTTCAGACCAGGCAACAATCGCTTAGTGCAGCTGACGGCACTTTTGAGTTCACATACTCTAGTGACGTAGCTGCCGGTAGCTTGCTCATGATCGGCTGGTCTATCTATGACGATAGTTTTACCGGCGTATCTATTTCAGACAGTTTGAATGGTGCCTGGACTGAAATATATGATAACGGTTATCAAACAAATGACCGGGCAGGCACAGCCTACTTCCCAAACTCGACTAGTGGGACTTGCGTTGTCACGATCACGTTGGCGGGTGCTGCTGGCGCACAATGGGCATCTGGTCAGATTGTAGAAGTTTCCGGTGCAAAAACCGCAAGTCCTGTCAATCAGAACAATGAGAACACAACTTCAGGTACTTCATGGTCTAGCGGCAACATAACAACGGATTTTGCCGATTGTTATCAGTTTGGCGCGTTTGCTCAAGATTCTGGCAATTATACGCTGACGCAAAACACGCCCACCTGGACAGAATTGGGCGAAGAAGAGACTCAATCTAGTTACCCTTGTGGAAGTTGGGGTGAGCGAATTGTTAGTGCTACCGAGACAAATGATTTTGACGGCACTATTTCGAGTAGCGCCACTTATTGGTCTGGTATTGTAGCGTTTGAAGAAGATGCGGCTTCAAGTTCTTCATCCTCCTCATCATCCAGTTCGAGCAGCAGCAGTTCAAGCTCATCGAGTAGCTCCTCATCGTCCAGTTCGAGCAGCAGCAGTTCGTCATCGAGTAGCTCCTCATCGTCCAGTTCGAGCAGCAGCAGTTCGTCATCGAGTAGTAGTAGTTCGTCA